TAACCATTTTCAACGGTAAACTCATTTTCAATACCCTCAATAATTTTATGTAATCTAACCGCATATTTTAATTGATTCCAAAATACACCGTGATCGTGTGATGAACCTGTATGATAATATAAATTTCCTGTATCGTTAGTATGTGCTGATACATTACTATTATAAAATAATTGATCTGTATGTGTGATTAATGGTACAATAATATCTGTTCCATTTTGTAGTTTTTGTTTGATACTTGCGGAATCATACGATAATGATGATTCTATATTATCTAATGTTGCTGATAATTGGCCTAATTGTAAATCACCTAAAACCTCTTTTAAATTTACTGTATTACCATAAAACGTAATTTTATATGCATATGGTTTGTTATTACGTAATTCAACACCATTTAATGCAACTAATCCTGTTTTATATGATATATTATTTAATTCTATTTCAGATGCGATTTTATTTCTTGCATCAAATCCATTTGTTATATCATAATTATAATAATGTTTGAATATTTTATTATTTGATTTTGATGCCGGTATTGTAAACGATTGTGTGAAATTAGCAAATACCTTGCCAGGATCTTTTATGTTTTGTATTGATTGATTAAATGACACTTGTTCATCTTTAAATAAATCAATTCTTTGTCCACTAATATATAATTGAAGTTTTTGCATTATCTAACATTATTAATAAAATCAAAAGACATATCAAAATTAAACTCATATTGTATTAATTTTTCATTCAAATTTGTCTTGTAATTAAATCTACTTGTTTTTATGTTTATGGGTACGTTTTGAAAATTACCAGTTGATGGTATTCTTAATCTAATCCATATTTTTTCTGACAATAACATCTCTTCATAAACTTTACTATAATATTCAGGCACATAAAAACTATTTAATTTTATTGATTGATTACCAATTATATTAAAATTTTGTTTCGTATGCTTATTAACATCATAAACCCCTTGTGAATCTATAATATTATTATTGTATTGTTGTCGTTTCGCTTTAATATCTTGTACTGATTTTAAATTAAATACTTCCTGTTGTATAGCTCCATATTTATTTACAAACCAAACAACAAAACCAGTTATTGATATTGCATTCCAATAACCTGTACTTGAGGCCGTATATTTAGTACAATCTTTTCGTTCTATATTTATTGTTTCTCCACCTACCGTCATACTTGTTGAATTATAACCTGATGAAATATATGTTATTGTTCCGTTTGTATTTACTTGTGGAACTCTAATTGTTGTGTTTTTACCTGCATAAATAGTATATGTTTTTGTTCCTGATGAACTTGTCCCCGCTTGTGTATAATTATTTATCGCAGGGAATGCAGCTGAATTAGGTATATCAGGGTTTGATCCCTCATAAAAATCACCATAACCGTCAAAAGCGTAATGACTTTCGGTATTTGTTGCTAATACAGATCCTGTTCCATTAGTACCACTCCAAAATTTCTGTGTTAAATCTACATCTACCGCATTTTGTGTTGGTGGAAAAGAGCTAGATCCTAATTCTACATCTATATAATCTCTAACTAACTCTGCCCATTCAAAAGTACAATATACATTAGGACTTGCTGATTTTATTAAATCATAAAGCACAACATTATTTACTTTAATTTCAAACGTTGATGAATTGACACTACTATTTGATGTGCTTCTACTAAAATATTGTGGACTTCTTACTAATCTATGTGCCATTGTTTTTTTATTTTATTGTATTATTTATTGCTTGATCTATTTCTATTTGAAATGAATTAAACACTTCGTCTGGTAAATTCTGCCACGCTTTGTCAAATGGTTTAGTATAAAAATATGAAGGTTTTAATCCTTGTGCAAATATTCTTTTTTGTAACCAATACGCAATACGTGTATAATTACCCCGTGCAAACCTACCTTTTTCATCTCTGAATCTTATGTTTTTACTTTTTGCCCAATTCCTTAACGGCTCCATTGGTGGCATTTTTGATTTATAACTAAACGGGCTATTTGGTGCTTTTTGTCTGCCATTTTTAACATCACTTGGCCTTGCACCTCGCACCCCCTGATCCTGAAACACACCATAATCCTCCATATAAAAACTCCATTCAACAACATCTTTCTTTTTATCATTAACCTTATATTCAATTGATTTATATAATTTACCATCACCCTTTTTTGCACGTGTTAAATTTGCACGTGATTGTGTAACCATATATTTACCAAATTCGTGAAATATTTTATTTAACTCTTTTAAATCCATTAGCAAATTTGTATGTCGTTATAAATCATTATGTCCATTGTTGCCGTCCATCCGGCCAATTGATTTTCAAACCTATCATAAAACGGTTCACAATTTACATCGGTATCTAATTGGTATTTATCCGTATATAATGTACCCATTCTTAATTTTTGTATAACCTTGTTTAAAACACTTAATTGTGTGTTTAAAATATCTTGTTCATTATTGTTTCCTTTGAATTTGTCAAATGTTGCATCCTTTGATTGATCAACGATGTCCATTGCAATAATACTTATGTTAAATGTCAATGTTTGTTCTTGTTGTAATACGTTGTTTACTATAATGTGTGCTAATGGGAATATATCCTGTTTGTTTAAATTAACGTCATATATATCGCCGGTTGTTACCGTGTTACAATTTATATCGGCCAATAATGTATCTTTAATTGTTTCGGTTAATTGGTAAAATCCCCTTATTCCTTGATTGCTCATTTAAATTTTTTTTTAAGTTCCATTTGTTCTAATTCGTTTTTGTCTTTCATAAATGCTAACATCATAAAACATTCATTGTAATTTAATTCAGTGATATGTTCAAATTTTGTAATGTCTCCTCCAGCGAGGCTAAAAATTGATTGATACCATCCCCATTTTCCCGCAAAATGTGATCTTGCAGTTTTGGTATCTTCCCCTGTTTGCTCAAAGATTTCAGGGTAGTTATCCCTACATCTCTTCCCAAATTCAGAAAAAAAAACATTGATGATATTACTGCATCCATAGGCATATCTAACATTTTTTCTGGATGTTTATTATCGTATTTTACAATGGTGTATTTGTTTTTCCATTTATGATTTATTGGACGATACAACACATTCATTGCAATATGTATGTTTTCAAAATCACTTCCGTATGTGTCAATGTCAATATATTCACCTAATGTTAACGCATCTAAATCAGGAACAAATCCATATTCCTTACCGTGTAATTTAAAATGTGTAACCAATTGAGGTTTTTGTGTAAACATCTTATTTATAATTCCTACAATCTCCTCAACATCAGAATACTTCATTTTTAAAACTAATTTTAAATCCATTTTACAAAATATCTGAATCATTTTAGATTGTATAAAATGTAAGTCTTGATTTTTTGATTGTATTCTTAAAAACTTTTGGTATTGCCCTAATGTGATTTCACTTAATTGATTTGGGACATTAATGTTTACTTCCATATATATATAACGTAATTAATTCAGGATTTTATTATACAAAAAAAGGGGCTATTTCTAACCCCTTAATCCAAACAAAACAAACAAAATTATAGCATACTTGCCTGCCAACAATCGTTGGAGCAATATTCATTTTTTTTATAAATTGGTTTACCACATTCTAAACATTCGTGTTCAGGATATTCTATTGTAGGATCGTTATAAATCATATTGTTTCATTTCGTCTTTTAATTCGTCTAATTCTAATAATGCATCGTTTCGTTGTTCTCGATAATCACTATTGGCCATTTTACACGCCATTAATTCATTTTGTAAACACGCCACATAAATAGCATTATCAATAAATGCATCACGTAAGCTAATTAATTCTTCGTTTTTTGGTTTTGCCTTAATCCATTTTTTAATTAACTCACCAATTAAGGTTTGATTATTGTTATAATTTAAATCCTGTATGTTTTCTATTTTTGTTCTCATAAGTCCATTTCCAACAAATGTAAAAATAAAAATAAACATATGTAAAATATTGTCCAGCCTAAAGCTGCATAACCTAATATTTTTAGAAAGTTTTCTCTGTTTTCTTTTTTAGATATTTTCTTTGCAATGTAATATCTACGTTGTCCGTTGTCTTCGTAATAGTATTTCATTATGATAAGATTTTATTAAAAACAACAGCTATAACTAATAATATAAATGCTACCTTAATTGTGTTAAACATTACTTCATCCTTTTGTGGATTACGTCCTTGATTTGATCTATATTGTCTTTTTTTCATAATATATCTTTTATATATTTATCCTCGAATTGATACTTTAAATTAGATATTTTACGTCTTGCATCGGTTACCCATTTTTTTTGCCATACGGGTAAATCTGCATATTTTTCTAATGAGATTAAAGTTGATTCTATTTCTATAAAATCGTGAATGTCCTGTTTTGTTACTTGTGCCATATTGTTATATATTTTTTTTAATACATCTAATATAAAACAATTATTTTAATTAACAAAATATTTGATAACTAATTTTCAAATTGTACAATATCGCAATCTTTACAGTAATAGTAATCTTTGTTGTCTTTGCCTGAATATATAGTCATTGTTTGTTTGCATTTTTTACATTCCATATTATTGTATATAATACTTTCCCCGATTAGGATTTTGTAATTGATAACTAACGCTGTAACGTATAGCATCAATCAGGTGGTTATGTCTGTCGATTGGTGTGTTTGATTTTTTTTCTAACCAGGAATAGTTGTTTAGTTCTTTAATTAAATTTATACTTTGTTCGTCAATTATTAAATCGTAATCTTGTAATAATGATATGCCATAGGTTATTGAACCTTGTCCTTTGATTGATGGTACAATGTTACATCCCTTTGATTTTAATTCGGATAACAAACGAACCTCGGCTGAATCACCTACAATTAAATTATCAATTGCGTGTTTCATATTTAAACGTGCAATTTCGGATGTTGTTAATTTTGGTAAATAAAAACATTCCTGTAAATAAATTATTTTGTTTGTTGTATCAATGTTTGTTTCAACTAATGTAGATGGATCATTACTAAAGCCATAATCCTGACCAAATACACTAATGCCAACTTTTTTAAATTTACCGATACTCCAATTTGTAAATATAACTCCCTCGGCTTTGTTTAACCATCCTCCTAATATTTGATGTTTATATTTTTCCGGCCGACGTTGTTTGATATTATCGATTTGATTTATATATGATTTTGAAAGGTTTTCAATATTATCTAAATACGTTGTATGTATATATGTAATATTATCTTTGCTTATGTTTGCCGATTCCTGTATTCCTTTATCCTCATAAAATCTTTTATATATCCAGTGTTCTTTTGTTGTAGGATTTAAAATTAATATAACACGATTGTGTTTGCCCTGTTGTCGAACCGATAAATCTATTTTATCAAATGTATCTTCGTTTGTTAATTCTTCTGCCTCATCCAATACAAACGTTGTAACGCCTTGTAATGATTTAAGGTTAGCCGTTTGATCACCGCTTGATGTTTTGATACCTTTAAATATTATTTTACTCCCTGAACGTTTATTACGAATCTCATCCTTTGTAATATAAAAATCATTAAATATATTTAACAATTCTAATTTTTCGATGAACTCAGGAATAATAGAAATATAAGTAGAAGATAAAGTATAACGAGTAAATAAAATAGTATGTCCGGCTTCATACGTTAATAATACCAACATTAAGTTAACTGAAAATGATTTTCCAGATCCACGCCCACCTGTGACGATAAAGTATCTACAATCTGAATTAGCGATTGGAGAATACTTTTTATTTATTTCAATCACTTAAATTTAATTAGATCCTTGAAATTAACATTGAATCCTTCTGATGATGTTATATCAACTGATTCTTTAGGTTTGCCGTAACGATACCCAAAATATAAACTCATCGCCCTGCTATCACCTTTTAATACTTGTTTACCCAATGTTTTAATTACCTCATCATTATCAATTAATGAATCTAATTTTTCAATTAATTTTAATTCATCTGCTTTTCGTGGCCGACCTGCCCCTTGTCTTGCACCGCCATTATTTTTACGATTATCCATAATTGAAATTTTATTGTTTATTCAATCCTTATTATATAACGTAATTTTTATTTAATTTTATTCACCTGTGTATGCTGTTGTGCTATCTCTGTATTTCCATTGAAAACCTTTTATTAATAATTCAATACGTGTGATTGCCTCACCCTCTAATTCTTTTGGTATTTGATTAACTAATTTATGTAGGTTATTACTGTTTGTGAGTTTATCTAATTGTTGTTCTAAATGTTTACATTTGTTTTCTAAATATGTAACACGGTCAATGTCTTTTATATCCATTGTTGTTTTAAA